GATACTCCCCAGTGATAAATACATTTGTTTGTTTTGGTTTTGATGTGGGAGCACCCTCTGGTTTGAAGGGGCTTGGAGCTGGTGTCCATTTATCACAAGCGTAACACTTGGTGGACCCGTCGATGTTTATTGTCATCCCATCACTACTCCCACACTCTTCGCATGGTTGGTGGATGAGAGCAGCTTCTATTGTAGCCACGATATAGGTATCTCTCTTTCGCACCACAGGAACCCATGCTTGTCACACCAGTCCCCGTAGGTTGTTTTGCTTTTTTTGCTTAATGTGTTTTTAGCACGCTGAAATACAAACCGGATGTCTAACGCTGGGTTGTCCCGTCTAACCATCAAGTGCTTTGTTCTGTCTGATGGTTTCCAGAATCCCTTCACTTCCAATACAACTCCATTACCAAGAATGAAATCAGGAGTGTAGTGACACACCTTCGTATACTTCAGCCGCATGTCCTCGTATGAGAAAGACACCCCGGCCCCCGAAAGAGCCGAGGCAATCCTCTTCTCAAACTTAGAACGGTATGCTTCCGCTTGATTTTTCTTCCTCGTTCTCAAACTCAGTCTCAAAGGTTTCACTAACAAAGCCGTCACCTTCGTCACCAAAGCCAAAGTCACTACCACCACCGAACTCTTTTAGATCAATGATTTGTGCTGCCCTCAGTCGAAGAGAAATACCAGTAACTAGTCCCACTCCCTTTTGATTCATCGACCAGCAGAAAGGCTCAACGGAAAGCTTTAAGATAGAACCATTACCCACGTTGGGTTTGTCGTTAATCTTTTTTCCCTTTGAATCAACCAACGCAACAGAGAACTCAAGAACTCCCTTATCGGTTAGCTTCTTTGCTATCTGCTTGGCATAAATCTGGAAGTCACCTTCCTTTGTAATACTGCAAGGATACCCCTCGCTTTCTCCATGCGGCTTGCCTGTATCTTTCTGCACTTTGGCATGATATGCCTCATACATTTTTCTCACTTGAGCATCAAAGACCTTGAAGTCGTTTTCACTTACGTGAATCTTTGCGCTATAAACCCCAGCGGGATTAAAAGCAGTGTCAGGTTCGGTCAGGCGAGGCCAAAAAGCTCTTCCTGCTGGTGTTGTCATTATTTTATTTGCCATATCTGTTATTTCCTTTCGTTGTTTTTTGGTTCTTCTGTAATGTAAACATCGCAAAGCATTGCAAACACTCGTGCGCTGGTTACTAATTCTTTCTCACTGAAATCAAATGCTTCTGGGTCTATGTCTGCGCCATCATCGTGGGCTTTCTTGAGGAGTCCAAAGTTCACTGCTGCTTGGGCTAAACTATTCCACCCATCAATCAGCTCGTTTGTTGACTTATCTATTGTCCCCATAGTTCAGAGGCTAAAGTTCTAAATGCTTTTTCTGCTTGGGCAGGAACGACTCCGTTTCCCAAGAGCCTAATCCGGTCCACCCTCTGGGAAGTCCCATCAGTTGCTCTACCCACTCCTCGTTCAGACGGCAAGACTCTGCTCGCTTCCCAACCATGTTGTTCTTCGTGTGGTAGTGAGACGTAAACTTGTGAACCTCTCTTCCCAACAGGAAGTTGCTTGGTGTGTTCTCGCAGGACTTTGCGGTCCCGTCCTTCCAGTCCCT